AGTTCGGTTGGCTGCCGACCGTTTGGACGGCGGATGCCGCCGACGGCTCCTTCCCGGACGCCGTGCTCACGACCGCGATTGAGGGCCGGCTGCTGAAGTTGGTCACGAACCCCGGCGCGGTCCAGCCGACCGACCTCTACGACATCACGCTCGAGGACCAGCACGGTCACGACGTGCTGGAAGGTGTCGGGGCGAATCGCGACACGCTCAACACCGAAGAGGTGGCGATCGTCTACGCCGGCACCGGTACGCATCCGTGCGTGGATGAGGGCGACACGCTCACGCTGAAGATCGCGAACAACATCGTCAACAGCGCGGTGGTGGTGGTCGATCTGTACTACGCGCTCGGAGGCTGAGCACGCCCGTGGCGTTGACCCTGATAACCGCGCCGACGAGCTACCCGGTGACGCTGGCGGAAGCGAAGCGCCAAGTCCTGCTCGGCTCGTCGGCGGGCGAACCCGCACCGACCGCCCCAACGGTGGCGCTCGCGACCCCGGCGGCCCCGGGCAACTGCGACAACGGCGCCTGGCGCATCGGCGTCACCTTCGTCACGGCTGATGGGGAGACGGAACTCGGGCCGCTGTCGGCCGCGGTGACGGTCGCGGACAAGACGGTCAACGGTCAACTCGCGGTGACCAACATCTCCCTCGGCGGATCGGCGGTGACCGCGCGCAACGTCTACGCGTTGGCACCAGGTGAGACCGTCGCAAAGTACGTTGGGCAGATCGCCAACAACACCGCGACGACGCTGACGGTGAATATCGCGGCGTCCTCGCTCGGCGTGCAGGCGCCGACGGTGAACACGACGGTGGACCCGGAGGTCACCCGGCGGATCGCGGCCGCGACCGATCGAGCCGAACTGGCGACGGGGCGGCAGCTCATCACGGCGACCTACGACCAGGTGCTGGACCGGTTTCCCGACGCGCACACGATCGAGTTACCGAAGCCGCCGCTCCAGAGCGTCACCTCCGTCACGTATCGCGACAGCACGGGCACTCTGCAGACACTGGACGCCAGCCGGTACGTCGTGACGAACGCGGTCGCGGTACCGCCGGTTCTCAATCCCCGGCAACCGCGCGGTCGGATCGATCTTGCGCCGGGTGAGGTCTGGCCGGCGACGTACGGACAGGCCGGCGACGTGGTGATCCGGTTCGTCTGCGGCTACGGGGCGGCATCAGCCGTGCCGTCGTTGCTCAAGGACGCGATCCTGATGGACCTGGCCACGCGCTACGCCCAGCGGGAGAACGTCATCACGGGCGCGTCGGTGACGGATTCGGATTGGTCGGGGCGCATCTATCGCTCGTTCCGCTCGTACCCGACGCAGCGGAGGGCCGCGTAGATGGCCTCCCTGGGGGCTGGGGCGCTGCGCGAGACGCTGGTGGTCCTGCAGGCCACGACGACGACCGACAGCCACGGGACGGCCGTCGCGAGCGCCTGGACGACGCTCGACAGCCTGCCGGCGGAACTGCTCGCGGATGTCCGCGGCGCGGAGCGGATCGCGTCCGAACAGCTGCGCACGGTGACGACGTATCGCTTTCGCGTCCGGGCGCGCTCGGATGTGACGACGGGCATGCGGGCCGAGTGGCGGCCGAGTTGGCTGGCGCTCAGCACGCCGAAGGCGCTGGAGATTCGCAGTGTGGCGCCGATCAACGACGGGCGGCAGTGGATGGTGCTCGAGTGCGGGGAGGCGGTGTAGATGGCCCGCCTAGCACTCGACGCGGTGACCGCGGCGGTCTACACGGCGCTCAACGTCGCGGCCGTGACGTCGCTCCTGGGCACGGCTGGCATCAGCGATGACCCGGCGCAGGGCACGACGTTCCCGTTCGTCTGGATCGAGGTGCTCGGCCGGAATCTCGGCGGGTTGGGCACGACGGAGTTGCGCGAGATCGAACTGCGCACGCACACGTTCACGAACACGCAGGGGATGCGGACGGCGCAGGTGATCGACGGCACCGTGCAGGATCTTTTGACGGACGTGAAGCTGACCGTCTCCGGCTACACGCACTGCGCGTCGGTGTTCTACGACGACACCCTGCCGGTGCCGATCGCGGAGTTGAACGGCACCAAGGTGCAGGAGTTGATCTCCACGTACCGGATTGTGGTGGAGGCGTAGCGATGGGGCTTCTGGATCGGGTCGCGCAGAAAGTCGCGGATCGCCTCGTCGAGCGAGACGGAGAGCCCGCGAAGGGTGGCGCCTGTCCCTCGTGCGGCGCGAAAGCGGACGCCCGAGTCAGCACGTCGCTCAATCCGCGCTACGCCGACGAGGTCTGCGGCCGGTGCGGGCACAACTTCGGAAAGGTGCAGCCATGAGGTATCGCATTCTGCCCAAGAGCGGGCCGGACCACACGGTCTCGTATCCGATGGGCGCGGCGCTGGAGCGGCTGCTCGCGGCTCCGGCGGGTGCGCGGGCGGCCATCCGCGCCGACGAAGACGCCGCAGGTCACATCCGGCACGCGGTCGCCGGCGAGGTGGTCGACGACGTGCCGGCCTGCAGCGTCGCGGCGCTGCTCGCGGGCGGGCACATCGCCATTGCGGACGACGACGAGCCCATGCTCGACCCCGCAATCCCGAGCACGCCTGAGCCCGGCGAGACGACGGGTCCGCTTGGTCCGGCCGTGCGCCCGATCGCCAGGCGGCAGAAGAAGGGCGGCGAGTAATGGCGAAATTTGGCGGCAAGGATGCCTCGTTCTTCCTCGTCGACGGGTATTCCCTGCTCGGCTCGCTGACGACGTTCAGCGACGAGGTCGAGGCCATCACCGAAGAGGCGAAGGGTCTCGGCGTGGTGTGGCCCGAACCGACGCCGACCGGCGACAAGGTCGCGACCCTCACCCAGGAGGGCTACTTCGACGACGAGACCGACGGGATCAACGACGCGCTCAGCGAGCAGCAGGGCGTGGCGCGCGTGATCACGTACGGCGTCGAGGGCAACACTATCGGGAAGACGTGCATCGGGATGGCGGGCTCCTACGCGAGCAAGTACGCCCGCATCCCCCAGAAGCAGCAACTGACGCGCGCAAAGGCCGCCTACACGATCAGCGGCGTCGTCGAAGACCAGGTCGAGATTCTCCACGAGCTCGCCGCAGAAGCCGGTGACGGCAACACGGAAGGCGCCGAGTCAGTCGACAGCGGCGCGTCGAGCGCGAACGGCGGGTCCGGCTACCTGCAGGTCTCGTCGGTCACGCTCTCCGGGCGCCCGAGCGTCGTGGTGAAGCTGCGCGATTCGGCCGACGACATCACGTATGCGGACCTGATCACGTTCACGGCGGTGACGGCTCGGACCGCCGAGCGCGTCACCGTCGCCGGCACGGTCGACCAGTATCTCGCCGCGTCCTGGGCGTGGGGCGGGGCCGGCGGCGCGCCGGCGTTCACGTTCATGGCCGGCCTGCACCGGAACGCAGCGTAAGGGGGAGCGATGTTGAAACCGGGAGATGTCCCGCGCTGTGACGAGATTCTGCACGCGACGATTATCGCGGAGCGGATGTCGATGCGCATCCAATTCGACGCTGACGGCGACACGGACGCGGGGAAAGTCGAGATCGAGCGCGCGCAGAACTTGCGCCGGCAGGCGATCGGTCTGCGGAAGGCGCTCGAGGAGTTGACGGCGCCGGCGACGGAGGCCACGTAAGGCACGCGGGAAGTCGGTCAGGTTCGCCATCACGCCTCGCAGCGAGGGCCGCGCGTGATGAGCCGCCCTGGTGAGTCAGACCAGAGACACACGAGGAGCAGCACATCATGGCGAAGTACGGAGCGAAAGACTACTCGATGACCTTCGGTGGCACGAACATGACGGCGCACATCCAGTCCGTCAACGGGTTCGATGTCGAGTCGATCATGGAGGACTCGAAGTCGTTGGGGGACACCTGGGCGGAATCGCTCGCGACGGGCGACATGCAGGCGTCGGACCGGGAGTTCGAGGGGATGTATGACGACGCGGCCGGCGGGCCGAGCGCGGTCTTCCTGGCGGCGTTGCCGACGGGCCCGGCGACGGCCGCCAGCGCGGTGGTCGAGACCTGGGGCGGCACGAAGACCTCGAGCTACAACGCCTTCTGCGTGAAGTTCAGCCGCCAGGTCACGAAGAACAACATCACGCGCTACAAGGCGACGGTCCGTCCGACCGGTGCCGTGACCGAAGCCTGATCGGAGTCAACCCCGGCGAGTCGCCAGACGACTCGGCCGATTGCGCTGGCGGGTGCGCGCAGAGCAGGTCCGCTCTGCCTCCCTCGCCAGCCTCATCACGCGAGGAGAGTAAGACATGGCGCTCGTTTCCTTCCTGCCAGCCGTCAAGGTCGAGATCCCGCACGAGCCCGGCAACGTGTTCGCGTTCCGCAAGCCGTCGAGCGCGGTGGTGGGTGAAGCCCGCCGCGTAGCGGCTGCGGAAGGGCGCCGGGGTGTGCGCGACTTCGGCGCCGAGATCGTCAAGGCGTTCTCATCTGGCGATGACGACGACAAGGCGGCCCGTCGGGCGGCGAAGCTCGCGCGCGAGATGGAGTTCGACCCCGAGCTTTTTGACCGCGCCGTTCTGCTCGGCGGCTGCACGATCGACGGCCAGGCCGTCAAGGGCGCGGTCGTGGACTGGGAAGGGCCGGGCTACAAGAACGCGGACGGCCGACCGGTGCCGGTGTGCGCGGAGAGCATCGCGGACCTCGACGAGGCAACTGCGCGCTGGGCGCACCAGTACGTGATTGACCTGATGAAGCCGCCCAGTCAGGAGGGGGACAAAAGTCTTCCTGCGGCAGCTGCACCAGGCGCTTAACGGCGGCGGGGCGCCGGGCGGGCACCTGAGCCTCTTGCTGACGGTGGATGCGATCTGTCAGTCGTTCGGGTGCCTGCCGACGCGGGCGCTGTGGGAGTTGCAGCACGATCCGGACCAGATGGTCGTGCAACTCCTCGAGATCAGGGCCTACCGCGAGGCGAAGCGGATTCACGGCGGGCTCAAGGACGGCGACGACTACAAGGCCGCGGTGCAGGCGAACCCGCTCGTCGCGGTCGTGGATGCCATCGATCACGAGATTGCGGCGGAACTGGTCGCCGCGCGGCGCGCACAGGTCATCGCAGACGCCATGTCGGAGGACATCGATTCATGAGCCGAGCCGGTCGCTACGACCGCTCCTGGGACGACCCCGCGATTCAAGGGGTCAACCTGGCCCTCCGCGAGATCGACGGGATCGCGTCGATCCTCGACGAGGGCGTTGCGGCCGACATCCGTGAAGTGACCGAGGATGCGCATCGGGACGCGATCACGCGCTGGAACGCCAGCGCCGGGCAGTCCAGCCGGAACAGCACGGACCGCTCCGGAGCGCGGCGCACGACGAGCCGGACGCAACGCTACCGCGAGGCGATCCGGCGCATCTTCTTCGACGACGGGATGACGGGGAAGGTGTTCATCGCCTTCCCGCTCGAGGGGCCAGACGGGAAAGCGCGGCCGACGAATCTCCCGCTCTGGCTGGAATACGGCACGCGGTTCATGTCAGCGCGTTCGCACCTGATTCCCGCGTTCGAGCTGGCGCGGCGGAAGCTGGATCGGTTGATCGAGCGGCGGCTCGCCGCGCGGGGGGGTGGATAGTGGCCAGCATCGTCCACATGATCAAGTTCGTCGCCGACGCCAAGAAGGCGCAGCAGGATATTCGGCTGTACAAGGACGAGATCGTGTCGGCGGCGCAGACCGTCAAGCGGCACGAGGCTACGCTCAACGGCGACAGGATTCTCAAGGCGGCGCACGACTGGACCGCCGCCGTCGCGAAGTTCGGGGGCGCGACGAAGGAGGCCGCGACGAACGAAAACATCCTGGCTGGTGTGGCAAAGATGTCGGCCGAGATGAAGGCGAGGGTGAATAGGGAGGTCGAGAAGGGCATCGAACAGTACCGGCTACTTGGAGAGAAGGCTCCGTCAATCATGCTCGCCCTCGCTGATGCGACCAGGAAGGTCGAGCCGCCAACGTCGCTCGCGACCAAGGCGGCCGGGCTTCTGCAGAGTACGTTCGGCCAATTTACCGCCGCGAACCTCGCGGCGTCAGCGGTCCAGGCGGTCACCGCGAAGGTCGGCGAGTTCGTGGCGACCGGTCTGAAGCTGCCAGCCGTCCAGCAGTCGTATCAGCGCCTCTCGGCGGGCATGAAGCAGGACGGCGATGCGATGCTCGCCAACATGACCACGGCGACACAGGGCATGGTCTCGAACTATGACCTGATGGCCACCGCGAATAAAGCCATGCTGCTGGGGCTGCCCGTGACGGCGGCCTCGATGGGTGACCTGGCGAAGACGGCAACGATTCTCGGGAAGGCAATGGGCCAGGACGCCACGAAGTCCCTCGAAGATTTGATCACCGCGCTCGGCCGATCGTCGCCCATGATTCTCGACAACCTCGGCCTAACCGTGAAGGTCGGTGAAGCCAACGAGTTGTATGCCGCGAAGCTGGGCAAGTCCGCCGAGTCGCTGACCGACGCCGAGAAAAAGATGGCGTTCTACGAAGCCGCGATGGAGGCCGCGCGCCGGAAGACGTCCGAATTGGGCGACCAGAGCCGCACGTTAGGTGAGGTGATCACGGCGGTCTGGACGCAGATCGGCAACGTCGTCTCGAGTGTCACAGCGACGATCAACACGGGCCTCGGCCGCGCTATTTCCTCGACGCGTGAATTCGCCACGTTCGTCCGCGATGCGATGACGCAAGGCATCGGCCTCGCGACTCTGAACGCCAGTCTGCGCGAACAGTTGTCCCAGGGCGGCGGTGGCCCGAAGCGGGACGTGTATCTCGAAACGCAAGAGCACATGATGGCGCGGCTGCGGGCTGAGGCTGCGGCGCTGACGGCCGCGGTGCCGCCGCTGAGCGCCGCTAACCGTGAGCTGGCGCTGTCATTTGACAAGGGTGGCAAGTCAGCGAAGGAAATTGCGGACAAGCTCGGCGTGTCTGAGGCGGCTGTCTCGAAGACGATCGAGTCGTACAAGCGCGGCGTGAAGGAATCGCAGGCGTTCACGGCGTCTCAGGATCAGCTCTTCGGCCGCGACCTCATCACGCGCGCGACGGACTACGTCGCGCAGCTCGGCCCCCTGTCGAACCTGTCCCTACTGAGCACGGGGAAGCAAAAGGAGCTAAACAAGGCGGCCGAGGCCGCGATCGGCGTCTATGCCCGATTGGGGAAGGTCGCGCCGCAGGCGATGCGCGATCTCTATCTCGCGACCTACGACGTCGCCAACCAGATGCCGTTGCTCGCCAAATCCTCGAAGGCGTGGGCCGAGGAAGGCGTCGATAAGCTGGCGCGCGGCCTGCCGCTCCTACATGACAACAGCCGGATCGTCAGTGCGGCGGTCGAGGACCTTACGAACGATTTCTTCCGGAACAACCTGGCGACGATCGACGCCAAGGCGCGGCTCGATGAATGGGCGAAATCGCTTAAGGCCTCCGGAGAGGCCGCGAAGACACTCGGCCTCGGCCAGTCGCTCATGGTGGACCTTCAACAGCTGCCGCAGTTGCTGGTGTCGTCGTTCACGGGCGGCGGTGGCTTGAAGGGCGCCGCGAGCGCGATGGGGTCCATGCTTGGGGCCACGATTGGAAAATCCATCGGCGCGGGGATCAAGTCGCTTGGGAAGTTCGGCGGGCCGATCGGCGAGGCCCTCGGCGCGCTCGCCGGCCCGCTGATGGAGAAGTTGTTCTCTTTGTTCGGGAACGCCACGAAGAGCGCGATCAATAAGGCCTTCGGGAGTTACGACCAACTGCGCGGGCAGCTGAACACGCTGACCGGCGCCGCGAAGGACGCGGGCGATGCGCTGTGGGTGCAGTTGACGCAGCGCACCGGGAAGAACGATACGACGACGGCGGCGCGGTTGATCCAGGAGATCAACGACCTGTTCGACGCGCAGAAAACGAAGGCGGCGGACGCGGCGGCTGCGACCGTGGCCGCGCAGACGGCGGCGATTGCCGAGATCACCGATCGCTACAGCGAGCAGATCGCGGAACTCGATAGCCGGTGGAAGACCTTGAACGACTCCATCGGTCGCGAGGCCGAAGAGGCGGTCATGGGCACCACGGAAATCCGCGAGCGTGCCGAGCGCGCCGAGATCGAAGCGAAGAAGGCGGCGCTGGAAATCCAGCGCGAAGCGGAAATTAATGCGAAGCAGGAATCGTTCGACGCAATGTACGAGGCCGGCAAGCAAGTCGATACCGACCTCGCGGCCCTGTTCGCTCGTGAGCACGCCTTCAACATCAAGTGGAACGTGGACGGGGCGCCGACTGGCGGCGGCGCGATTCCGATGGACAAGGGCGGCGACTTCATCACCAGGCGCCCGACGTTGTTCCTGGCGTCCGCGGGTGGCGGGGTGGAGCGCGCCACGTTCAGTGGCGAGGGGAAGACGTCGCATTCTGGTGGCGGCGCCGGCGCGCGCGGGACGATCCGACAGCCAGTCAACGTGCAGGTCGCGGGGCGCACGCTCCTCCAGACGATCCTCGAGATTGCCGCCGAGGAGGGCGCGGTCTAACCCGTGGCGAGACTAGTGCTGTTGCGAACGGCGGACTGGATGGGTCATGGCTCGGTCTATCGGCCATCTAGACAGACGCGATTTGAGCGCCGTCTCGGTGATGTCAAGACGAAGAGCCCAGCCCTTGACCGACAATCGCTCCCCACGCCATTCGACGTAGCGCGATCGCCGCTGGTTGAGCGTCTGCTCGGCCTGTGTCGCCCATCGACAGTTACCCGGCTCGTAATTTCCGTCGTTGTCGTTTCGCTCAATCGTGTATCCCGGTGGGCATTCACCCATGTCACTGAGGAAGGCGGGGTAATCATAGAGCCAGCGGTCACACAC